CTGCGCGGCCAGCAGCTTGCCGATGGCAAAGTGCAGCTTGGCGCGTGCCTGGTCGGGCGCGTCCTCATCGGCCACCAGTTCGGCCACGCGTTGCAAGATGCTCATGGCGGCTTGGGGATCGGCGTGTTCCTCGTTGGCCAGCGCCCCGGCCACTTCGTCGAGTAACAGCGTGGCCGTATTGCGTTTGATGCGCTCGGGTAAGGCCAGCTTGTGACGCATCACGTAGGCCGCCAGTTCCAGCCCGCGCGCGTAGTGGCCTGCGTCCAGGTGCCAGAGCATGAGCGTGCTCAGCACCTCATCGGCCTGGCCCGCATCGCCTGCGAGCACGCCGTCCAGGTACGCCTGATACTCGGGCAGCAGCTCGCGCTTCAAAGCAATCTTGCGCTCAATGGATTGGATGTCGTGCAAGCGGCGCGCGTCCTGGGTGAGTTTGGCCATCATCTGCCCATAGATGCCGCCGATGACCACCGGCGCGTCTGGCTCGCCTGCCATGGCCGCCAAAACCCGCGTGCGGTGGCGTTGTGCCGGACTGTGTGCCATGGTCTTAAGCCTGCACCAGTTCGATGTTTTCCACGACCGCCATCAAACCGTAGTCTTCGACCACGTAATCGTCGTTGGAACTCTCGAAGGTATCGACGCGGTTACGCGCCGGGTTTTCCTGCATATGGCGGCGGCGCGCGCCGATTTGCCAGTACAGCGACAGGTTGTCCAGCGAAGTAATGGCAACGGTGTGCTCGGGAAAGAACGGCACTTGCACCGCAGGCAGCCCGCCCACGCGCTTCTGGCTGATGATGATGTCAGTGGCCAGCGTGTCGGTGGCGCGGTTGTCCTGGTTGATGAGCGGGAAGTATTTGTCGTGCATCAAACCGCGCCCCAAAATCGCCACCAGCCCCGGATGCTGGGTATGCCAGGGGTCGAGCAACTGCACCGCGTCGTACACCATGGCGTCGATATTGCGGTAATCGGCGTGTTCGCCGCCGACGACAACCTTGTTTTCTGCCTTACCGTGGTTCATCACCCGCTCGGGCGCGTTCTCGCGCATTTTTTGCAGCCAGCCCTTGTTGACGTCTTGCAGCAGGTGATTGGCCTCGGGATTGGTGGTGGCGGCAATCGAGGTGCCATGAAAGCCGACGATCATGCGGTCTAACGCCTGGCGCTTGAGCAGCAAGTCGCGAATCATCGTCTGAAACTTCGGGAAATGCGCCCAGGCGTCCAGCTTGGCGTAAGGGATAAACGAGTCGTAGTTGGTCTGACGGCAGAAATACCCCTGTTTATCGAGCGTGGTCAGGTCGCGCGGCTGGCGCTTGGCTTGCGCGGTGTCGGTGCGCGAGGCAATCGGGCCCGACAGGCTCAAGCCCAATTTTTCGCCTTGCTGCTCAGTGACGCCGGTAATGTTGATGCGTTTCAGGAACTCGGAACTTTCCTGAATCTTGGTTTCCATTTTCTGCTGAACCGACTGTTCCACGTTAAAGGTTTTGGTGGCATCGTCCACGCCGTTGAGCGCGGCGATTTGGTGCAGGTATTCGTTAAACAGCTTGCGGGTGGGGTTGCGCATGGTGGGGATCCGGGTATTAAGAGGTGTCGGGATGGCGTGGGCGATGGTTTAGCAGTCAGTGGCAACGCACTCGGTGCGCGTGCCGGTCGCCGCCGGGCGTTGTTTGAAATTGCCTGGGGTTTGATCCAGCACGGTACGCAGCGTTTGCAGCTCGGCGGCAAAACCGTCCAGTCGGGCAGCGGTGGCAGCCTGACCGTGTTCGTAGGCTTGTTTGAAGTCCGCAAAGGCTTGCGTAACGGCGCTCATATCGGCGGCAGCGGGCGCGGCGACCTGGGTTTGCTGCGGTGCTTGCTGCGGCTGTTGCGGCGGGCTTTGCGGGGCGCTACGAAAGAAATCCGCCATGCGCGAAAAAAACCGTGCCCCGGCTTCGGAACAAATATCAAGCGGCGCTTCGCTGAAATCCAGGGGGGTTTCCAGCGCGCAGCTAAAGAGGTTATTGGGGTGTTGCTTGCGCGCGGCCAAGGGGCTTGCTGCCGGGTTTTGGGCGCTAAATTCCAGAATCGAGGTACCCAGGCTTGCCGGACTATCGGTAATGGCCAGCCCCACCAGGCCGCACTTGCCGGTTTCGGCAAAATTCGGCTGAATCTCCACCGAGGTATAGATTTTTTGCCGGGCCTTGGTCATGGCCAACAGCTCGGGCGTGGGGTCGATTTGCGCGTGCAATTCCAGCTTGCCGTCTTTGTTTTCCTGCGCGCGCACGGCCAGTACGTCGCCATACGCTTTGAACGGGCTATCGGGCAAAATGCCGCGGATATGTTCCAGCCAAATGCGCGCGCCGTAGTTGTTACGGTTATAGGTATCGGCAATCTCTTTGAGCCAGGCGCGTTCAATCACGCGGCCATCGGTTGTTTGCCCTTCGGTGGCGACGGTAAACCATTTCATAGTCGTAAACTCTGTGCGAATAAGGGATTTGATTCGGATACCGTCATACTGAACTGGCGCGTCGTCCCCCTCAATCCAGCCTGATTGTTACTGCGCCGAATACAAGCGCCGCTTACACGCGCGCGCGAGCAAGCACGCCAACATGGCGGGATGCTTCAGATTTCCCCAAATCCCGACCCGCGCCGCCGCGCCCGTGACCTGTATTGGCAGGGCTGGCGCATTGCCGCCATTGCCCGCGAACTGGGCGAAAAACGTTCCACCGTGCAAAGCTGGAAAACCCGCGACCAATGGGACGCAGCCTCACCGCTTGCCAAAATTGAAGCCTCGCTGGAATCGCGCCTGTGCACGATCATTGCCAAAACCGACAAAGACGGGCGCGACTTTAAAGAAATCGATCTGCTGGGCCGCCAGCTTGAGCGCGCCGCGCGCGTGCGCAAATACGACCAGGGCGGCAGCGAAACCGATTTGAATCCGAATATTGCCCGGCGTAACGCAGGCCCCAAACGCCAGGCCGAACGCAATGCGATAAGCGAAGACCAGGCCGAAAAACTCTGCACGGCCTTTCACGACTCGCTCTTTGATTATCAAAAGGTCTGGCTGCGCCACGGCGATGAGCGCACGCGCATGATCCTCAAAAGCCGCCAGATTGGTGCTACCTGGTACTTTGCCCGCGAAGCGCTGGCCGATGCGGTGGCGACCGGGCGCAATCAGATTTTCTTGTCCGCGTCCAAAGCCCAGGCGCATGTGTTCAAGCAATACATCGTCCAGTTCGCCCGCGAAGCCGCCGAGGTCGAACTCAAAGGCGACCCGATTATTTTGCCCAACGGCGCGCACCTGTATTTTTTGGGCACCAACGCACGCACCGCGCAGGGCTATCACGGCAATTTTTATTTTGATGAATTCTTTTGGACGCCGCGTTTTGCTGAACTGAACAAAGTCGCCAGCGGCATGGCGCTGCATAAAAAATGGCGCAAAACCTATTTTTCTACGCCGTCGAGTATGGCGCACGACGCCTACCCGATGTGGACCGGCGAGGCATTCAATAAGCGCCGGGCCAAGCGCGAGCAAATCACCATCGACACCGCGCACGCAGTCCTCAAAAACGGCCAGCGCGGCGAGGATCGTATCTGGCGCCAAAGCGTCACTATCATGGACGCGCAGGCAGGCGGCTGCGACCTGTTCGACATAGACGAGCTGCGCCTGGAATACACCCCGGATCAGTTCGAGAACCTGCTGATGTGCGGGTTTATCGACGACACCGCCAGCATCTTCCCGCTGGCGATGCTACAGCGCTGCATGGTCGATAGCATGGTCGAATGGATCGACGTACAGCGCTTTTTGGCCCGCCCCTACGGCTATAAACCGGTGCTGATCGGCTACGACCCGTCGCTAACTGGTGACTCTGCTGGCTGCGTGGCGCTGGCCGCACCGCCTGCGCCCGGCGGCAAATTTCGTGTGCTGGAAACCCATCAATTTCGCGGCATGGATTTTAAGGCCCAGGCACAGAAGATTAAGGAACTCACCGAGCGCTACGCCGTAACCTATATCGGCGTGGACGCCACCGGTATGGGCCAGGGGGTGTATCAACTGGTTAAACAGTTCTTTCCGGCTGCGCGCGCCTACGTCTATTCGCCCGAAGTCAAAACCCGATTAGTCATGAAAGCCATGGACGTGATTCAAGACAAGCGCCTGGAGTTTGACGCCGGGGCCACTGATCTGGCGCAAGCCATGATGGCGATACGCAAAACGCTGACCGCCAGCGGGCGCAGCGTCACCTACGACGCGGGCCGCGCCAACGATACCGGGCACGCCGACCTCGCCTGGGCGCTGATGCACGCCCTAGATTATGAACCGCTCGACGGCGCAACCGGCGCGCGTCAGGGCTTGATGGAAATTTACGCGTGACTATCGAAACTCAAACCCCGCCTGCAAACATTCAGGCGTTTAGCTTTGGCGACCCGGAACCGGTATTGAACCGGCGCGATATTCTGGATTATCTGGAATGCTGGCATAACGGACGTTGGTACGAGCCACCCATCAATTACGCCGGGCTATCCAAATCGTTTCGCGCGAGCGTGCACCACAGTTCGGCCATTTATTTCAAGGCCAATATCCTTGCGTCCACCCTGATCCCGACAGAAACGTTCTCGCGCGAGACCTGCCACAAGATGGCGCTGGATTATCAGATATTCGGCCAGGCCTACGCCGAGCGGCGCGACAGCCTGAGCGGCAAACCCTTGTTGCTGCGCCACACGCTTGCCAAATATACCCGCCGTGGCATCGACGACGGTCAATACTACTTTGTGCCGACGCTTGGTCAGGAACATGAATTTGCACGGGAAAGCGTATTCAGCATGATGCAGCCCGACCCGGATCAAGAAATCTACGGCATGCCCGAATATCTGGCCGCGCTGAATTCCGCCTGGTTAAACGAATCGGCGACGCTCTTTCGTCGTAAATACTATTTAAACGGCAGCCACGCCGGTTTTGTCATGTACGTCACCGACGCCTTGCAAGATCAAAGCTACGTCGATGGCATCCGTACCGCGCTCAAAGAGTCCAAGGGGCCGGGCAACTTCCGCAATATGTTCGTCTACGCGCCCGGCGGCAAAAAAGACGGCATGCAGATTATCCCCATCAGCGAAGTGGCCGCACGTGACGATTTTTTCAACATCAAAAACGTCAGCCGCGACGATGTGCTCGCCGCCCACCGCGTCCCCCCGCAACTCATGGGCCTGGTACCCACCAACACCGCCGGCTTCGGCACTCCCATAGACGCCGCCCACGTCTTCGCGCGCAATGAGCTGGAACCGCTGCAAGCCAAGTTTCTGGCACTAAACGACTGGATCGGGCGGGAGGTGGTGCGGTTTAAGGCTTATGAGATTGGAGGGAATTTAGGATAACTTGCCAGCACACGAACAACAATTTTGATTTGTTTTTAATCATTTTTGTTGTATAATTGTGGCTTCACAAACAACTGAGAGGACGATGAAATACAGCGAATTCCGGCGGTGGTTACGGAAGCAAGGCGTAATTCTGATTGCGCACAAGTCTGGAAGTAGCCACTACAAAGCAAGCTTAGGCGAACTGACTAGCGTTTTCCCTGACCATGGCAGCAAAGAAATAGGCTTCGGTCTGGTTAGAAAAATAAAGAAAGACCTAAATCTAAAGTAGCCAAAAGGAAGCCTGAAAGGGCTTTCCTTGATCGCTGTATCAAATGACCTCACCACATAAAAAGGAAACCACAATGTTGGCCTATCACTACACTCTGACGCCTGATGATAACGACACCTTACTTATTCAATTCCCAGACGTACCAGAAGCTGCCGCCGTTGCTGAAACCGAAGCCCTTGCACCGGAACAAGCCGCCGAAGGCCTTGAAGCTGCATTGCAGATCTACGTTGATGCGCGCCGCCCTATCCCCAGCGTTCAATACACAGACGGCCCCGCCGTCACGCTCGGAGCTTTGGTAACTGCCAAACTCCTGATTTCTTCTGAAATGGCATTCGCAAAGCCGAACTGGCGCGCATCATGGGGCTACATGCCCCGCAAATCGACCGATTGCTGCACTTGGCACACTCCACCAAGATCGAAACACTAGAGGCTGCCATGGCAGCTCTAGGACGCCGCTTGGATGTATCTGCGGCTTAGGTTCGCGAATTAAAAAGGAAATGCCATGTTGAAATACCCCGCAAAAATCGAACCTGATAAATCCGGATGGATGGTGACATTTCGCGACATCCCAGAAGCTTTGACCGGTGCCGACACCAGAGAAGCGGCAATAATCATGGCCGCCGATGCCTTGCTTACTGCTATGGATTTTTATATGGAAGACTGCCGCCCCATCCCCATACCGTCAGAACCTCAAAACGGTGAAGTATTAATCAGCCTGCCATCCAGTGTAGTCAAACGCTGCCCCAACTGCCCGCATCCGGGCCATGACACCCTGTAATTGTTCGTCCGATAGTTCCAACTGCGCGCAAGCGTAAAACAACATCTGCGCGCTCATCGCCCGTGGGGCTTGGCCACCAG